TTCACAGTCTTGTAGACCAAGACGGCGCATTGAGTGAGCGAATAGATAATGGCCGCCGCATAGAACCAGTCGGACATCGTTAAGCCAGCAAAACGGCTTGCTACATCAGCACCAGCCGCAGCTACAACAGGAGTGGCGCGAACCACCCCTTGTGTAAAGTCAATCTCAAGACTCATTAAGTCCTCCTTAGGTAATCTCGTAGTAGCCAGCCGTAAGCTGGGTGAAGGCGTACGTGTTGGTAAACACAACGGGGGTGAGCGTTCGACCGTCAGCTGACACATCGAATACCGTCGTACCACTACCTCCGAAAGAGTGAACGTTCCGTGCGCCACGTCGAATGAAACAGGCGTTCCCTTCATACGGGTAGTTTGGGTACAGGAAGTAGAGCGCCTCGCCATCTTCCAGCGGTCGGCTCAAATTGCAGACTTGCCCGGCAGTACCGTTGACACCTGTCCAGATGACTTCACGCTTCATGTAGTAGCGCTTTCGGTAATTACGGAAAACGTTAAGCTCTGTGTATAGATCGCCTCCAATGAAGGCTGGTGAGACAATCACGCCGTCTGTCTGGATGTAGGAAGAACCGCCGAGGGTAAGGCGACCTGCTGAGTCGTGGGTCGCAACTGATCGGGAATTCGGGACGTCATATGAGCTGCCCCACATAAGGCCCCCGCCTGTGTTCATCCACAGTTGCTTTACGTTTCGACCGCCCCAGTGGAACGTAATCGAAGGCGCAGACGGATTGTCCCCGCCAGTCGCCATATTCTTCTCGCGGATCGTTAAAGCGCCTGTGTAGATGCCGATATTCGCAGGGAGTGATGCGTAGTCGCCAAACCAAGCGATCTCAGAGGCCCCCGATGTGCTCGGTGCCGTTCCGGGAGTACGACCCGCCACAATGTTGGCAACGGGGATGTCGTAGGTCGTGATGGCCTTATAGAGCTTCCCACCTATCGACTTAAAGAACTCCGCTTCTTGAACGACGACTGCCATGTTCGGCTTATACCGAGTACCGCCTTGAGAGATTCCCGAGACATCAATGACCTCCATGAGACCGTTGGAGTTACCCAGCTTGTCAGCCTCAGACTTCGCACGGTCGGCCTGTTTGGTTGCACGGTCGGCCTGGGCGCCAGAAGTGAGGGAATCCTGATAGGACCTCACAGCGCTATTCTCAGACTTTCGAGAGTAGTGCAGAGACGAATACAGCCCAGGCTGAACAAGAACATCCTCAGCGGTGACAGCGTATGCCTTCGAGAGGTTTGCATTCGCGATAGAGGTTGTCATCGCATTCGCCGAAGCGACACGAGAGTTTTCACTCGCTGTAGCAGAATTACTGGAATTGGTTGCATGTCGGGCTGATTCGTTCGCCATTACCTCAGCCTTGTTAGCCTGGGTCTGCGCCGCGTTCGCCATAGACTCCGAGCGGTTCGCTTGGGCCTCCGAGCGGTTTGCTTGATTCAGCGCAGACTCGGACCACCTGCGAGTTTGTCCCATGTTCACCGAGTCTCCATCAAGAACCCCATCAGCAACGTTAACTATCTTCCGGCCCCGCGCATCAAGGTCCCCATCGTTGTTCACGCCGATGGTGTCAGCAGTCAAATCACGGGCTTCCTCAGCGATGTGCAAGGACTGCACCTGTGAGGTGTTCAAGTCGTACGCCCGAAGAATTGAACCATCCGCAAAATCCACGAGGCGTTCGGTTGCCGAAGTCACCCGGCGTAGCTCAATGCTCGTGAAGACGTCCCCAGGGCCCCAGGCTTTCGTTGTCGTGATTGCTGTCCTGGCAGTAAAGCGATAGTCCGAGTTCAGAATAAGTACGCGCCGAGTGTTACCAATGAGGGTCACGACGACGAATTTACGAGCCAGATACTCGAAGGGAATTGTAAAGTCCTTTTGCGCACCATTAAGTGGATACGTAAGGACTGTCTTTGGAGCGGCCATTAAGTCCTCCTTGAGTTATGAATGAGAAAGCAGACTCGGGAAGACATCTGCTTATAGTGGAGGGTTTTACGAAGGGCTCTTTCAGCGAATCTCTACGCCCTGCCCTTCCATCATCATTAGCAAGAGCTTTTGAGATACAGGATCATTCGGCACGAGGCCGCGTAGGCCGTTGAAGACACCTGTCATGTATTCCTGATCAGCTCGACGGGAGTCAGTACCAGCAGCACCCATTGAGTTGAAACCCACTTGATACCCGCTTGCCACAGTCCCAATTGCTGGGACCTGTTCAGATACCCGGCCAAGAAACCCGGTGAACCCTTCCGACTTCGTAGGGGAATACTTCATGGCGCCTTGAGGGCGTTGCTCTTTGGGGCCCCGTGGGAGTATCGAAGAGCGCACAGCAGCGGCCTGATCGAAACCCAAAGGTGCCGCTACGACGTTCACCAGACCCAAAGGTGCCCCAATGTGGGAGCTGCGCGACAGAGCCGCATAGGTCAACATCTTGGGGTCCAGGGATTGCTGTAAGAACTTCTCACGCTGGTCTTTGGGCATCCCCGCTGCTTGGCTGTACTTCATCGCCACGTAGCCCGAAACCGCCAAACCTGTGGAGATAACCGCTTGCATGGTCTGATCAATAGCCCGACCGTTCTTAGTGGAGTCGTGAAAGCCACGGATAAGCCGGGAGTTAACAGAGCGCATGGTGAAGTTCTTGAACTGCATCGCCATCTTGACGCCCGCGCCGTATGCCTCGGTGTCCACAGAAGACAGCTTGTGTGGTCGTAGGATCGTCTCGTCTGCAATCTTGTCGCCCATACGCCACAGGTCCATGGTGCGAGGGTCCCGCTGAAAGGCGGCTCTATCGGTGATCTTGTATGACCCGTCAGGTTGCTTCTTCACGTAGGTCTTAATCAGGTCTTTCATGCCGCTGAATTGCTCAGGGGTGATCGACATCGACTTCAACCGCGTGTCCTCAAAGAGCTTCGAGGCCCGACCGTCAACCACATGATTCACGAAGTCCGAGAGAACCCCTGAACGCCCCGCATCTGCGATGTAGTTAGAAGACTCAGTAAGAAACTTGGTGAACGGGGAACGGGCTGACAGCTCCTGTGTGGTGTACTTCACAGAACCCAAAACCTGGGCAAGCATTGGGCTTGTATCCGCTTGCTCTCGAAGACGTTGCACGATGTCCTGACGGGTTGGCCGAATGTGGTTATCCAGCTCTCGACCGAAGACCAGTGAGTGCATGTCCGCAAGGTCCTTTGCCTTGATCTTGGAGCCCCAAGCGGTCATCTCCTTGAGCAGCGGGACGCCCTTTAGGAGCATCCGTGTGTGCCCTTTAGTCACCATTGCGGCGACCTCAGTAATGGATTGCACACCCATGTAGGCGTTCTTAGCGAAGAAGCTCATATCGGCCAGGGCTCGGGCAGCGGTTGCAAGAGCACCTTCGGGGTCTCTACGGGCACGGCCTGTAAGAATTTGTAGGGCATCTTGTAGAGCCTTCACCTCACGGGCTGTACCGTTGCCCTTCTTGACCGCTGCAATCTGCGCCTTCAGTTCCTTCGTGGTTTTCCCAGTGGCCCCCATGATCCCGATGTCACCGTTCACACGGCGGTCATAGCTTGGAGTGATGCGCGCCAGGTCAAACTCACGCAGGTCATTCACAGAGAACTGTGAGCCGTCGCTAAGGGGCACCGCCATGTCCGAATCGAACAAGTGACGGCCCTCAAGGAAATTGTTGTTCTCCACACCTGTGAGCCCTTCGGGGCTGTTGTCCACGAGAGACGCCCTGTCGAACTGGTCAGAGTGGCTAATGCCGTAAGCCTTGTTATTGGCGTACAGCTCAACAGCGGCGGGAAGGTCCTTGTCTTCCAATACACGCCCTTCAGCAATCGCAAGCTCCTTCAGATGCGTATCCACACGAGTCTTTACGTGAGGCCTTGCAGCGTAAGAGGCCAGCCAAGATTCCTTAATCGCATCTCTCAGGCCATCAGCATCGCCAAAGCGTTGGATGTTCAGGTTCTTCGCAGCTGAGCTGTATACGTTGGGAATGTACGAGCCGGCGTGACGGGTTCCCGAAAGAACCGCACGAGCGTTCCTGTTACCGAACTGAGCGGGCGAAGCAAGATAGTCAGCCTTACGGTCGTAGTGAGCCTTGACGGTATCCATCAGCTTCTTCTCACCGGCTGTGAGCTGCGCCGCCTTGGAACCCGAAAGGTCTTCAGTGGCCTCAGCGACACGCCTGAAAGCACGCTCAATGTGAGCTTGGCGACCGCCGTCAGTCATCGCGTAGCTTGGGTCTTTGATGGCCTCAAGAACTTCATCAGACATCTTGTTGTAGGTCACATGGTCCTGACCCCGGATACGCTCAATGATGTCCGAAGCGGTAGCCCCGAACTTCCCGTTGGAGCCGCTAACGGTCCCGGTAGGAGACCGGAACAGCTGATTGCCAATCGCCAGGATCTCAGGGTTCTCAGAGCGATTCAGCGTATAGCCAATCTCGGTAAAGCCGCCCATCGTCAACCCTCGGGCTGCACGGTCATCGGGCATTACCTCCATAGCGTCCTGAAGGGTCTTAGGGTTCAGCGGATTGTCAGCGGACAGGATTGAACCGTCCTGCAAGCGCACTGCCCCAGGCTCGTTAGGATGATCAACATAGCTCACCCCAAAGGCTTCCTTGGGTTCCTCACCGGCCAACCATGGGAACCGCGAAGGATCATCCTGACCCAACTGGCGAGCAGTTTCACGGGCCTCCAAGCGAATGCTCGGACCCGCAAAGTCGTTCAGGTCGGGTTCCATATCAGGATGCAGGTCAAAGCGCTCATTAGGTAAGGCCGACTCACCGTGTCGCGCAAGGATCGACTCAAGGTCAGCGTCTGGAACATCTACGCGGAGCGGCTCAAGCGGCGCAGCCCTCAGCGCCTTATCAAACAGAGCTGTAGCCCCGGC